CAAGTGATTTTTGACGAAGCGCTCAAAAAACTCGTTCAATCAAAAACCAAAATTAAAATTAAAAAACCAAAGTGAAGTTTATAGCGCGCTTTTTTTTTGGTAACCCCATCGGTTTTGGCTTGGTTTTTTTCTAACACAGCGCTGCGTCCCACCTTCTTTTTTAGCAAAAAATGACACACAGAAAATAATTTCAATAAAAACAATCACTTACAAGTTTTAATGCGTTGCTGCGTCCCACTTGTCCCACTTAAAAAAACAACCTGGGACAGAATGCGCGACGCAAAAAAGCCAACAATATCAATAAGTTACAACTGACAACGCGGCGCTGCGTCCCACGTCCCACCTATTTTACTATTAATTAAAAATATGAAAAACGAAATGAAACAGAATACAAAAACCTTATATAGATAAAAAAGTACCTGACCCGGGACGCAGCGGCGTGTTAAGTTTGTAAGTATTTGATATTAATAAGGTTTTTAAATGCGGGTTTGGCCCACCTTTACGGATAAATTTACGCTAATATAACACTCTTCAAAATATATACACTCAAAATCTTTAAAGCGGCGTGTTATGTCATAAATTTTTTCTTCTGATGAACAAATTATTTTATTGTTCACAACGTCATATTCATCAGAAATCCAAAATAACTCATATTGCCAATCTTTTTCATTTTTTGAAATTTCTCTAAACATAACAAGCATCATTTTTTGATTTCTATCTATAATATTGGCCATTTTAATTTTTCCTCTTTATTCCCAAAATAACGCGGTAACGAAAATCACCATTTCTTTCTCTTAAAATTTTAAAATCTTTTTTAAAATATTTTTTTAGCTCTTTTAAAAACCCAACATAACTGATTTTTGGCGCAATTACTTTTGCGTCTTCATAAGCTTCATTTGCTTTTATGCTTTCAAATTCACTTAATTCAAACTCTTCATCAAACCAATTAAATAATGGATTTGACTCACGAATCATTTCCTCTATTTTTTGTTGATTTTCAACGGTGTGTGTAAAATCTCCATTTTGATGCAGCCGTCGTAACCCATAAAGGCACCAATTAATAATTCCTGACATTTCTTTTAAAAGTTTATCCTCAATTTCTGGAATCATTTTATCTTTTTCAGTGTCAAAATCAGAATCAAAAGGAACAATAAGCATTCTACGGCGCATCCCTTTTGAAAGGTCATTAATATAAGGAACTTCATTATAAGAAATCATAATTTTCGAACGGTTTGTTGTCTTATAGCTGTCTTTAAATTTCTTTTCCGATTGAATTGGAGAATTTCCAGTAAGCTTTTTTAGCATTCCAGTTTTTTCAAAACATTTTTTGTCTTCCTCTTCAGAAACATTTAAGAGCGCATTTTCCATGCTTGAAATGGCAAAACGATTGTTTGCTATGGTTGAAAGCTCAACCGCTGAACAATTATCATCACCTAAAAGCTGATTGAACATGGTGATAAAAGTTGATTTTCCATTTTTCCCATGGCCAGCAAGAATTAAAAACTTTTGATGCTTGTTGTAATTTAATCCTGAAATTGTCCAGCCCATAAATTCTAAAAGCTGGTCAATTAATTGAGGTCTATTGCATGTAATGTTTTTCATCATTTGTTCAAAAACAGGCGCTTTTGCATCGGGTTGATAGTCCCACGGTATGACATGAAAAACCTTAATTCTTGGCGTGTGTGGAATAAAATCATTTGTAATAAAATTTAACAACCCATTGGCAAATGGAATGTATTTCTTATCGGCCTGTAAATCTTTTGGTTTTAAATTTACCGATCTTATTGCCAGGTTAGTGAATTCATTAATTTGATTTGATTTATCACAAAATGGAGAAAAATATTTTTGTGCAAAATTTTTAAAAAAAGCCGGTGGCGCTTTTTCATAATATTTGCCATTAAAAATGTATGTTTGATCAAGCTCTGGAACATAAAAATAATTTGTTTCACTAATTAAAAAATTTAAAAGCGCCTCATAATCTCTTATGACGCGTCCTTTTTCATCATAATAGGAAAATCCAGTTTTAATAATTCTTTGCCTGGTTTTTTCTCTCATTTCTTTTAGGTCAACAAAAACGCGCTCACTTACCGCGTCAATACCATCCTCGCAATGCAGATCATTAAAATCACCAATGCGCTCAACATCATCCCATGGGAAAACCACAATTGAGTTTTTAAAACGAGAATGAGCTTGCATTGCGTAATGCTCGCCAGTTCTTTTGCCGGTTTGTTCGTTTATTTTATCGCGGTCAGCGCAAATAACAACGAAAGCTTCTGGATTTATTTTCCCTATTGTCACGATTGCATTTGAAATATTATTTGCTGAAAAACAGACGACAACAGGATAATTTATGGCCATTTGAATTGATGCGGCGGTTGCAAATCCTTCAGTGACATAAATCATTTCTGAATTTCTAATTTCTTTTAGTGGTGAAATTGCGCCTTTTATTTTAATGCCGGTTGAATACCATTTTTTGCCATCGGCGGTAATATTTTGATGTCCTACAATTCCCAATTCGTCATAAGCTGGAATTAATAAGAGATCGCCATCAACTTTTGACTGAAATGGTTTTATTTTTTTTCGAGTAAGATAAGGATGAATTTCTGCTTTTTGTGCTTTTTTTAATTTTGCTGTTGATTTTACTCGGCAAGTTTCTTGAATTTGGCGTTTTTCATTTTCAATTTTAGCGGCAATTTCTGATTGTTTTTGCCTGGCCATATCTTGAAAATATTTTGTTGGTGCGTGTTCGTTATCATCCCATGAATTTATTTTCTTTTTGGTATATTCATTTCTGAAATCGCCACAAGTGACTGACCAATATGAATTGTTTTTGTAAATCCATTCATTCCCGATTGCCCATAATGGCTTTTTCGTGGTTTTATCTGAAGAAAATCTATGAATTTTGCCATCAAGAGGAAAGTAAGGAATATCCACACCAAGATGGCCAGAAACTTTTTCATGATAATTCATTTTGTCTTACTTTAACGATTGTCGTGAACTCTTCATTTGTTTTGGTGTCTTTTAAATAAAGCCTTACAAAAAATTTTTTCATGTGTTTTGAATATGGGTGAGGTGTTGATTCTATTTTTACAGTTTCTTTTTTTAAAAGAATGCAATTGCCTGGAATATGTTTTTGAATTTGATTTAACGCAAGTGTAGCCATAAATTTATTCCCATCCCTAAAAGAACCCATGTAATTGCGACAATTGCCCAACAAATTGCGGTGAAATTTTTCATTCCTCTACCTCAACATCGATAAACTCGTCCTCTAGCTTTTGTTTTTCATATTCATTCCATCCTCTGTAAAAATTACCAGTAGTATCCATCCCACTTTCATCGAAATAAACTGATGTTTTTCGATAGTGCGGTTCTTTTATATTCCAAATCCAAAACCTTTTTGTGACTGTTTTCTTTTTTGTTTCCCAGTGGTAAGGAACAGAAAAGAGAGCAAAGAAAACATCACTTATTACAAAAGATTCGTCATGTTTAATAACTAAATTCCCCCTTTTTTTATTAAGAATAACTTCCATATTTCCCAAGTGTTTATCCTTATAAATTAAAGTCTCACCACGAAGTAGTGCTTCCATAATTTCTTTCTGGTTTTTCATTTTATTCCTTTTAATATTTGCACCCACTGTCTATTCATGGGTGCATTTATTTAAAAACCCAACCAAGCACTTCATGAAATGCCTGATAATTTCCACTTACCAATAAAAAAGTAATGAACCCATAACCAATAACGCCGCCAACTAAAATGGCGCTTAAATATTCACTAGAAGCCAGCTTTTTCCAATTCATAAATCACCTGTTCAGAAGACCGTCCAACAATGTAAATACCACCCATTGACCTGACCATTTTCATAAATCTTTTTTGCTCTTTTGTTTGTTTTGCGTTCCCGCTTTTTACCTCAATTCCTAAGAAAATAGCAAGACCATTTTTGTTACTGATAAACCCCATCATATCAGGCATTCCCACGGTTCCAATACGCAATGCGTGTCTCATTGGGTCTATTTTTTCATTAAGTATTGACGATTTAAAAAAAAGTCCAACGTGTTGATCAAAAAGCCTTACGTTTATAAACCGCTTTTGCACGGTTACTTTGATATTTTTCAACAAGTTTTGATGCGCTTGATAAGAACCCTTCACGCTGAATTTCCCCCCGAATGTGTTCAGGAAATTCAATCACATCAAAAACGATGTCACCAAATTTTTTATGAATTAAATAAAACTTTTGTTTTGGTGAGGTATGAAATTTCTTTTCACGCCATTTAAGCTTTTGAAAAGCTTGCTTAATTTGTGGTGTTTGATCTATTTCTTTTAACTCGCCGCTCTCTTGTTTTATTTCTCGTTGCTGTTTTGCTTTTTCAATTTCATTTTCACAATAAGGGCAAATCTTGGTAAAACTCTCCAAAACGGCAAAACAAAATTTACAGGTTTTTATTTTAATTTCTTTTGCGTTTTCTTTTTTATCCTTTTTGGTAAGCGCTGGTTCACGAACATCATAAGGAAAACCATGTCTTGAAGTGTTATCAGCATGATCAAGAATTATGGCATGCTCTTTTTTGTATTTGGCTTCATCCGAACCACAATCAGGGCATTCTTTTTGTGGGCCATATTTAAAATCGCATCTTGCGCAAATTTTAAAAGCGCGCAATACCCGCCCGACCATTTGAATATAAAGCGCTTCACTCATTGTTGGTCTTGCCATTATGGCGATTTCAGCACAAGGAATATCGACGCCAGTTGTCATGGTTTGAACATTACATAAAATTTTATGAGTTCCTTTTTCAAGACTTTTTATCATAGCCTGGCGTTCATCTTTTGTGTGTGATTGATCACAATGAAGCGCTGGTATTCCTTGCTGATTAAAAGCGCGTGCCATCATAGATGAATGTTTAATATTAACGGCAAAAAGAATTGTGGGTTTATTTTGTCCGTATTTTTTCCAAGTTTCTACAATGTCGCCGATAATTTTATTTTCAGAAACCTTTTCAAATAATTGTCCTTGATTAAATTCGCCAGCGACTTTTTTAACGCCAGAAACATCAATTTTTTTTGGCGCATAAATTCTTGCTGGTGTTAAAACCCCACGGTCGCGAAGCTCATGAGCTTCAATTGATTTCACGCACGAATCAAAAATGTCATGAACTTTATTTCCAATTTTAAAAGGTGTTGCGGTAAAAGCGAATAGAGCTTTATAGTTTATTTTTTCAAAAACTTCACGGTATTTTGGCGCGGTTGTGTCATGACCTTCATCAACACACAAGAAATTGGTTTGTTTTAAAAACTGATATTCCGGCAAATCAATGCGCCGATGAAGGGTGTCAATTGAAGCGATTTGAAGTGGGGAAAATGAGTCAAAACCTTTTTCCCCGCCCATTATTACTGATGGGTCATGATGGCTTAAATATTTATTTATTGCCTGTAAAACTAAGTCACGTCTTTTGACGATAAAAAGAATTGTTTGCTTGTTTTTTATTAGTGAATCAATAATTTCTTTTGTAACCAAGCTTTTGCCAGCGCCGGTCATTAACCATAAAATTATGTTTTTATCACCGGCAATAATACGCTCACGCGTCATTTGAATTATTTGCTCTTGATAATCAAATAATTTCATTGTTTTTCTAAGTATTCATGAACCCGCAAACAACATTCAGTGTCGCTTTCAGCTTCATGGTGCTTTAATTCAAAACCAATTCTTTTTGCCCATATTGCAAGACCATTGCCTTCATATCGTGGTTTTCCTGTTTTTGTCCATTGAGGCTTACCATTAATTACAAGTTGATCTTTTCCATAACCCATTTCACTTGCAAGCCAAATAGTTGATAAGCAATATTCCTGATTAAAAACTTTAAGCCATGAATAATACCAGTCATCGCCAAGTTTTCTGAAAAACCATTCCATAAAATGATAGTCAAACATTCCCCATTGCTTTTCTTTTTTGTCTTCATTCCAAAAGCCTTGCCTTAATGCATGACAAACAAAAAGTTGAGGAAAATTATTTTCATGCTTATAAGGTTTACAAAAACTTAAAAAATCATGCCCAACCAAAATGCGTTGAGGAAATTCAGCGGCTTGCTCTGGTGAAAAACCATGAACGGCTTCAGCGCTTTTTGACCAGGTAACATGATTTATCTGGCTTGGTCTTACATAAGAATGAAATTTATCAATAATTTCAAACTTACCTTTTTCAGTAACAAGGCAACAAATTTCAATTACATCATTTGTAATAGGGTCGATGCCGGTTGTTTCGACATCGACATAAAAAGTAAATTTATGATTTTCCCTATAATTAAAATGGCGGCGCTGAATTGAATCCTGTTTGTTGTTGTGCTGTGTTATTTTGTTGAGTAGGTTTTGCACTTGTAATTCCCATTTCTTGTTGTAAACGAATCATTGTTCCAGCGATATTATATCCCGCCATTTTTTGAGCGGCGCCAGCTTGATCAAGCTTATCTTTCATTCCACCGCCAATTTCATTTACCCATTTAACGCGAGTAAAAACTTTTCCTTCCCATTCATCGTTTTCAATAACAAGCTCAACTTGTTTTACTTGATCAAGAACAGCAATTCCGCTAGTAAGCGCTGTAAGATCGGTTTCTCTAAATCCACAACGAATTAAAGCCGCCCCTGTAATTTCAATGGCCTTATCACTTGATAAACCACCAAACCAAGTTATCTTTTTTTCAATTTGAGGAATTAAAAAAGTAACGAACACTTGTGGTTTTCCTGATTTTGTTTCTGAAATACCGCAATCAATTGGTGATGCGACGTAATTTCCTGGTGTAATTTCCATAAACATTTCTCCTTGCTTTATTGAACCATTTTTGGTTTAAATGTAACATAAAAAATAAAACAAGGTTTTACAATGATAAATAAATTAAAAAAAGTGATTGAGCTAGAGGGTGTCAATTATGTGACATTTAAACTCGGTTATCGTTCAGCAAATACAATTTATGCTTGGTTAAAAAATAACAAAATACCCAACACGGCAAAAGTTCGCGTTCAGGAATTTTTAACATTTTATTTTGAGGAATATGAGTTATGAGTTTATTGTCACAAGTCACAAGCGGAAAAGTAATGAAGCCAATTAATGTTTTACTTATTGGTGTTGAAGGAATTGGAAAATCAACATTTGCATCAAAAGCACCAAAACCTATTTTTGTTGGCGCTGAAGAAAATGATGAACTTGAGGTTGCGCGTTTCCCTCGTTGTGATTCTTGGCAAAACTTTATGGAATGTCTTGATGCCCTCATAAAAGAAGATCATGATTTTAAAACAGTCGTTGTTGACACAATTGATTCAATTGAAATTCTTTTGCATAAACAAATCCTTGAAAACGATAAGGCCGATTCAATGGCAAAAGCTTGTGGCGGCTATGGTGCCGGTTATGTAAAAGCCGCCAATATGATGACTGATGTTCGTAGGAAGCTTGCCAAATTGCGTGATGAAAAAGCAATGAATGTTATTATTCTTGCACACGCTAATAAAGTTAAATTTTCTGACCCTGTATCAGGGATTGACTATGACACTTATGAAATGAAGCTTGATAAGAGAAGTGCGCCATTATTTAAGGACTGGGTTTCGTGTGTTTTATTTGCGAATTATGTAAACCATAAAACCAAAACAAGTTCAGGAAAAGAAATGCTTGTAAGCGTTGGTGATAGAAAAATTTTAACTGAAAAGCGCCCTGGTCATGACGGTAAAAATAGATTTAATTTGCCTTATGAAATTAATTTAGACTGGAATGAATTTATCGGTTATGTAAAGGATTTTTATGCTTAAAATTTTTGCTAAAAGAATAAAAGAGCTTGAGATGGCAATTAGTTTGCGGCTTGATAAAAATTCGCCAACATACAAAATTATGGAAAAAACTCTTGAACTAAATAAATTATTATATGAAAAATTTGGCGGGAAATAATGGAACAAAATGAAACTGAATGGCACCAATGGCGCAAACTCGGGTTGGGTGGTTCAGATTTGCCAATTATTATGGGTGATTCACCTTATATGACCCCATATCAATTATGGCGTCAAAAAACTGGTCTTGATGAATCGGAAAATAAAACTAATTTTGTTCAGGCAAAAGGGCATGAACTTGAAGTTATTGCGCGAAATAAATATGAAATTCAGACGAACCTCGAATGGAAGCCACGCCTTGCGGTTCATAATGGTTTTGAGCATTTTCGCGCATCTCTTGATGGTTTTAATGAAAAATTAAATGCCGTTTGGGAATGCAAGTTTATTGGAAAAGATGGTTTTGAAGAAATTAAAAACGGCGCTGTCCCATGTAAGTATCGCGCACAAGTTCAATGGCAAATGTTTGTTACTGGCGCCGTTGAAAATCATTTAACCGCCATTAATGATGATCATGAAATTGTGACTACAATTGTAAAACCTGACATGGACTACATTAAAAAGATCGCATTAAAAGCGCAAGAATTTTGGAATTGTGTTCAAGAGAGAAAAGCTCCTAAAATGACTGATAAGGATAAGGTTGAAATAAGAAGTCATGAATTAAAAAACATGCTTATTATGTATGATTTAAAGGAAAGTCATTTTAAAAAAATGAAGGAAGAACTTGATGAACTTAAAAAAGAAATTTTTGAAAGAGTTCCACACACTAATTGCTATATTGATTTATTTGGTAGTCATGTCACTGTTCAAACTCAACAACGTCAAGGAACGGTTGACTGGAAAAAGGTTGTAAAAGAATATGGTATTGACCAGGATAAATTCAGAAAAAAACCAACAAAAGTAAATGTTATTAAGATAACGCGTCAAAAGGGGGGATGATGGCGGGTCGTCCAAGAAAAGTGAAAACTGAAAATGATAAAATTCGCGACCTTATTCGTGAGCAAGTAAATATTATAGTTGAAAATGCCAAGCTTTTATCAACAGGAAAATTAAGAAATACTTTTTTTCTTGAAAAAGCAGCGCGTGAACTTACGCGGCTTGAGGGTGAAATTCAAAAATCCAATAATTAAAATCATCGCCAACCCATTTCCATTCAGGTTCATAACAGCGAAAACCTTGATCGATTAGATTGTTTGCGCTTGCGTGGTTTTCCCTTGATGTGTAAGTGATAACGCATTTATATCCTCGTTTTCTAGCGTGCCGAATACGAACTTCAATAAGTCTTTTGTGTATCCCTTTGCCTCGACAGGAGAAAATAACACCGGCCCTTGCGAGGAACAAAAAACCGCCTGTTGATTCACTGGCAATTGCAAAGCCCACTGGTCGCCGTGACCTGTTGTAAGCAGCCCAATAAATAATTTCTGGTTTTTCATCATAAAATTCTTCACCTGGAAAACATTGTTCATGCAATTGTTTTATTGTAGCAATATTTTGGGTTTTTCTGATGGCAAAATACATAATTTAATTTTACATGTTGACGCAATCCAAAAAAACGCACCTTTTTACTTTTAATGTAAAACACAAGTAAAATTGATTTATGTCAAAAGGATTTGGCGAATTGTGCGAAATGGAATTTTGTTTACGCGCAATGAGGCTTGGCCTTAGAATAAGCCGTCCCATAACAGAATCAAAATATGATGTTGTCGTTGATAACGGCAAAAAACTTTTGCGCATTCAGGTAAAAGCAACGCGTTCAGTTATTCGTCGTCACGGTTATGGTGTCATGGTTTCCTATGGGAAAGATTCAAAAAAAGTTTACAATAGTTCACATATTGATTTTTTTGCAATATTTATTGAACCTGTTGATGTTTGGTTTATTGTGCCGGTTGATTTTATTAATTGCTCAAAAATTACTTTTTCACCAGGTTCAAAAAAGTCAAAATATGCGCCTTATGAAAATGCTTGGCATTTAATCCAATGAGAAATCAACACCACAAACGTCATAACCATCTTTTATTTTGTAGATTTTACGCCCTGTTGGTAATGTAAAATCAACAGCAATGTAAAATGTCGCGCGGTTTTCAACTTTTAATAACGGCGTTTCTGATTGTTGTAATTTAATTTTTATCTGACCAGTTCCCACTACTTCAATTGAATCAACTACTTCATTTTCGCCCTCGGTCGTAATGGAAAAGGTGAAATTTGTTGAAAAGTCTTTTATCTCTTCAACTTCACCAGCGACCGCATTTGTCACTGTTACCACCTCATTAAGCCTTGTTGCGCTGAAAGCCGCTTGGTTATCAATAGCGACTCTTAAAGCTTCGGCAACGTCATTTGCCACGTCATTTTCAGAAATGGCAACTTCAACGATTGTGGCGCCAGAAACAACAGGCGGCGAACCGGCGGCATCAACACTGAACCAAAAAGCAAAAACGCCAGTGGTTGAATAAATTAAAAAATAACGCGAAGCAAGCGACGAATTTACATCAGCAAGACACGTTATATCTGTAATTTGAGCAATTGCAGTTTGCTCAAGTTTTTTTATAAGGTAGTCTTTTTGTTTTGGGTGAATTGATTGAATTTCGGTTGCGGTTGAAACGTCTATTGCTTCACCAGTGTTTGCATTTAAAAGCGTAACGGTAAGCTCTTTTCTTTCACCTTGAACGATTTGTGGTATTTTTTTACATTCGTCAGCACTCATTTATAACCCCTATGATTTCATTTTCATTTATATTACTTGAAATTTCCTCGGCTTCACCAATGACCGCAAAAACCTGGTCATCATCACTTGTGTTTGAAACAACAATTTCATTTGATTCTACACCAAAACCAAGTTTATCGTCACTTTCAACGCGCGCTGTTATATCAGAAATAATGATTTTAGATAAAATTTCCTCAAGATCAAGTGTTTCAAGAATTGAAAGGGTTTCGCCAGTTGTTCCAGGGATTTGATGATCTAATATTGGTTCGTCCCAAGTTATTTCATGAACAGATTCACGAATAAAAATTTCGGTTGCTGAACCAACGTCAGTTGAAACAATTGTTCTTGCCGCATCATCATAAATTAAATATTGAACGGCGATAAATTTTGCTGATGTCATTGAAAAATTCACTGATGGCTTATAAAGTCCATCGTCAATATGTGAAAGGTTGACTGTTCCAATAATTGAATTTGATTCATTTCTTAAAATTGCTTGTGGGAATTTTGTTGAATCATTATTTTCAATTTGAAGTTCAATTGGTAAAATTTCTCCTTCAACCACTTTCATTTTATTTCATTCCTTGGATAAGGCGGCGCAAACCAATGCCCCATTAAAAAACCGGCAATTAATGCTGTTACAGGGTTGTGTTGACTCCACAACCAAAATACAACACTTATGGTTGCATCATGTTCAGAATCAAAATAAACCCAAATATCATAAGCAGTTAAAATAACCAGCGATGCAACCATAACTATTGTTGTTAATTTTCTTTTGTTCATCGAAAAATCTCAAAAACTGCATTGATTCTGTGTTTGAATCCTGGTGGATGTCTAAAGATAAAACTTATTCTATTGCATCCCATGTTTGGCCCTACAGGAATAATATTTCCCTGGCCATCGTCTAGCACTTCAGCATAAAGACTTGATGCGCTTACACCTTTCATCCCAAATGGGACAAGTGGTTTATTAAAAGCTAAATTCATTCCACCACTAAGAACTTCAACAGGTAGGCCATAGTCTGAACCGTCAAATTTTACATTGGCAAATAAGCCCCAAAAATAAATGTTTTCATCTGGTACGGTTTTTTGTCTGAGCATGCCAGATAAAACCATATAGTCAACGTCAGGCTCCCAATGAAAATCACTACGTATACAATCAGCATTTAATTTATTTTGTTTTGCTGTGTCGCTTGGATAGGTAATTGAATCATCTAAATTTATTAAAATCTCTTCTCCATTAACAAGCTCGTAGTATTCGACCGTAGACCATCCTGTGTCTTGATTATTATGGTCTCTATCATGCACTCTTCCTCTAGGTATGTTTTGTGCTTCGTTTTCAGCTATGCACGTTTCCCATTCTGTTTCGTGAATACGCTGAAGCATTCCAGGTCTTGAATAACGAGGGGTTGAATTTATTGCTAGTGTTTCAGGGTTTTGTTGTTCAAGCTTAACAGTTTCTCCTCTAAGAATATTTAAAGCCTCTATTCCGTCAACGACGTCATCACCAGCATGGGTTAAAATTAAATTTCCATTTAATAGGTTCTCATTTGTTGATTTATCCTTTGCCCAGGAAAACCTTTTTTCTTTTGGTATATCATGAGAATTGTCAGGAAAACCGACGGGTCTAAAAAGCGTTTTGTTTGCTATAATTTCTTGATCTGTAGTATTTCTAATTTTAAGCATTACCTGTTATCTCCAAAACAATAGTTGTGTTTTCTACTGAAACAACATTTTGATTACCTGTTCGTCGAATAAATTTTAGACCTAATAAATCGCCAGCAATAACAGAGACACTATTAGAAGTTTGGTCTTGCTCCTCTGCAAATCCTGTCACTATTGAGCTGTTCCACCAATTTCCTATCGTGTATAAAGATGTGTCAATGTTGAAAGTTATATCCCCTATTTTTGTCCCCTCTCCTGTAAAGCCGACTCTCCATAATTCAAAAAGCAATTCCAAGTTTGCTGCTGGTGTTCCAGTGGACTGAGCAATACCTCTAATCGAAGCTGTAGCATTATCTACAGTGCCAGTAAAAGCTACTGTTTGTGGTGCTGAGCCTGTGAATTGATAACCATTAGAAGTATCCCCTGATTCTCTGTTTGTGTTCCCTTGGTCTAATCCAGCAAAAAGATATTGATCAAAATTCATTTGTCCAATTCTTTGAAATTGAACATACTGAAATCTTGCGCCTCTTGACTCTTCTAATGCGGCTTGAATATCTTGGGGGTTGTTTGGAAATTGCGCAATTGTATTATCAAATGGAATATCTTGTGCGCTTAATTGTCGCCAATCATTTACACCGGCCGCAAATTTTCGCCAATAAATTAATCCACTTGCTGTTAATTGAAGATAAATTGTTCTAACAGGTAAATCTAAACCAACAGGAGAAGACGAACCGCTTGTTAAATACGCTCCGTCTTCATTTATTACAATGCCATTATTGACTTCGTAAGCCCTGTTTAAATTTGTCATTCTTAAATGTCTTCAACCGCAATTCTTCTTGCCCTTACAGTTAATCCAGCGGTGTTGGTGTCAATTAAAAGTCTCATGTTACCACCAGACACATCAACATCAACTTGAACAAATTGCCCACCAGTAGTTCCAAGTTTTAATTTTGAAACTTCATTAAAGTCAGCGTTTGTTCCATCGTTGATTGCATATACTTCAATAGCCTCTCTGTTTGCTGGAGTAGCCTCTTCAAAAGCAACAATAAACCATTTACAAGCAGCAATTGTTGAAACCGGAACAGAGTCAACTGCTGTCTGAGTGGATAAACTTACAGACTCAACACTTCTTAAGTTTCCAAGAAAATCGGCCACGGCTTGAAAAGCTGACCTGATTGTTTCTGTTGCTGTAAAAAGAATTGCACCAAAACCAGTGAAAGCACCTAAGTTTGTGCTGTTTTCGGGTTGTCCACTAAGGGTAATTAAGTCGTCTACATTGGCATCAATTTCATTAATAATTACGTCTTGCGCTTCATCTTTAGAACCAAGTTCTTCAAGAGCTTCCTTGGTGTTTGAACCGTCTGTGATAACAGTAGTTGTAAATGTTCCGTGATCTGTACTGTTTTCAGGAGAACCACTTAACGTAATAAGATCATCTACATTTTGGTCTGTTTCTTCATGAGCTGTCTCAATTTCTTGCAATGCACCTTTAACAGTATTGTTATCAGAAATTGTATTTCCAGAGAAAGTTCCTAGATCAACGTCACCTTGAGAAGTTCCAAGCAATGTGTCTTGTGCATCGTTGTTGCCATCAATTTTTTCAAGCGCACCTTGCACAGAGTCAGAGGGTGTAACATCACCTGATGACGCACTGTAGCCACTGGCAAGGTCTATCCCATCGGCAAAATTCCACCCTATAGACGCTATGCGCACCATAACCGAACCATTGTAGTTAACTATAGCCTGCCCTTCCTGAGCGTCTGGACTATCAGGTAAGTAATTTGGAGAAATAAAAGTATCACCTTCAGAAAGAACAGGCGCTTGACTTGGTGTTGAAAAGGTAACGTTTGGAGCAGATACATTTGTCACTTCTAAAAGAACAGGCGTTCCATCAGCGTCAGCAATGATAAATTCACCAACTGTAAAATCATTTGAATCAAGTTGTGTCCCTTCATCGTCTGCGAATGGAGTAGTTGTTAGGTTTCTTGGTGAACCTGGAGTCACGGTGTCGTTTGTTACGGCACGAACTTTCTCACCACGCCATTTTCCAACTTCAGCTCCACCGAATAATTGATAGTCTGAAGGTGCGCCAACATTTGCTACTTTCTGGTAAAGCTCGCCAGTTCCTTGTCGGATATAAAGTGAACCAATTGCCGCAACGTCTTGACCGCTACTAGTTCCGTCTGGTGCGGCTGTGCCTACTAAAAAGTCAACCGCATTATCCGTGTTTTCAATATAAAGCCTAATCGCTTTCTCAATGCCGTATGGTTGTCTTGCCATGTTTCCCCCTATAAAATTATTGTTGTGTAATTTACATTTACATCAAATATTTCATTGTTTGTTATTTGTAGTTCAGCGCTTGAACCATTAACAATAACACTCACGCTCAAGTCGCCATTTCCTGTTCTTGCGAAAAGCGAGTCATTTACATTTGAACCACTTTTTAAAACAAGTAAGCTGAAACTTCGCGCAAGGTTTTCAGTTTCATTAAAAATTGTAACCTTATATTCAATAGAAAAAAAGTTATTAAGAGATATCGAGTCAATTACCTTACTACTTGAGCTTGGAATTAAATCTTTTTTTACTTGAGAAATTGACGATAAAACACTGGATTTTGCCATTTTTTAAAGCTTTTTTAAGTATTGCCATCTTTCCATTATTTTATCAACATACCCTTGATTTTTGTATTGTCCAACAGAATTTTTTCGTGGCGTTCCTTGATTGTAAGCCGATAGTGCGTCATTAATTTCGCCATATTTATTCACAAGTTTTTTAAAAAATTCAACACCATATTCAAGCGCTAATCTTTTTCTTGATGCAAGTGTTGATAAATTACAAGGATATCCCATCTCTCTAAAATTTGCGCCCATAACTTGCATAAGCCCAAAAGAAGTTTTTTGAAAAATTACTTCAGTGTCAACGGTTATGTAGTTTTCTTTTGCAAATTTATCAGGTTCAACAAGCCAGCGATAATGGTGTTCATAACGGCTTGCATAATGATCGCCATTAGATTCAACAGACACAATTGAAGCAATTAAAAGTGGGTCAAAATCTTTTTGTTTTGAAACTTCGGCAATTTCTCTTAGCGGTAAATTTAAAACCCATTCTTTCATTATTTTTTTTTGAGCAACCTTTTAAGTTGTATTTCATTTCTTTTCCAAAATCTTTTATTTGTTTTACTGGTGTTCCATTGTCTACAACCGTTTATGTAGGTTTCAACAAAAGCTGTAAACCCATCATTTGTAAAACAAAGCATTTCATCAAATTTTGGTGATGCGCATTGAATTTCTTCGTTGTCTTGCCGTCTTTCAACCGACCTTGCGTCAGAATTACCAGCATAAACCTTGCATTCAGGGCAATCAGGGATGTCGTTACAAGATGAAATTAAAATAAAAAATGAAAAAAGAATAACTTTCACTTAAAAATTGCCTCAATTTTACTGGTGTCTTTTGTTTTTCTGGCGAATTCCATTCCGTCTTTTAGTTTTTGAATTCTTTGTTTTGAATCAATTTCTTTCATTGCCCATTCAGCAATGCTTGAAATTTCTTTCCATAAAGACCAGATGGCCGGAGCGGCTTTTATGACCGCCCATAAACCAGAAAAAAAAGCACCCATTAAGCTTCCTTAATTTCTTTAATTCCAGAAAAAATCATTGAAATTAATTCCATTGCCTCTACTTCATCGAGGTCTTTAATTTCAGCGCCCATTTCATCAAGGTCTTTAAAGCCTTCAATTAGTTCATCAAGGTCTTTTGCAAGTTCAATAACGTGTTGTAAATCGTCGATTGAAACTTTTTTATCCTTGGCAATGCCATAACCAGCTTTTGCAAGAATAATAAGTGACCCCATTAATTCTTTTGATTCTTTGATTCCTTTCATTGTTCCCCCTATTTTAAAAAGTGACTTTTAATAAAAGCCCCTATAAACCCAAAAACTACCGAAAAAGTTGAAGTAATGCCAGCAAGTTTTATTTTGACGCTGTTCATTTCTTCAATTTGTGTTATGTGGTGACTGTGTAGCCTTTCAGTCATTTTTAATTCAGTTTCCGTCATTTTTTGACTTACACCATCAATGCGTTCATGTAACCGTCTAAATTCTTCCTTGAAATAATTGCGGTCGTCCATTTACATACACTTTTGAAGTTCAGCAATAATTAAATTAATATCTGCTTGATCTAAAATAATTCCACTCACATCTATATTCTCTAATGAATCTTGTGCGGTTTCAAGTGCGCCAGCTTTTAATTCTGTGTGAATGTCGTTAAAACTTGTCAGCATTACTCTTGTTTGCTCAACCGTAATTCCTTTTTGAGCATTAAGCACCGCAATAAAATCAATCACTCTTTGTCCGCAAGCCCTTTTTTGTGCTGCCAGTGCAATACCTTGTTCTATAGATTGTTTAGCTGCCACGCTTGCTGTGTAAGTTGACTTAAGTGATGCGTCCTCATAGATGCCCGTAACAGTTTTTTGCTGATAACCAGTAATTTTAGAGCAATAAACTTCAGTGTAACCCTCGTCAATAAAGGGATCCTCTTGCGGGTCGGTGCAAGCTTTTACTTGCAGTAAAGTTTGGCACGCCTCTTGGCCATCGCAAGCTTGCGACTCGCTTTTCGAGTAGATCGGCTTTTCAAGGTCGTCTACTTGGTGTTGACCGTAGCGCATGTACTCGCAGTTATGGTTTTTTGGTTGCTTAATACAATCAACGCCACAAGCTTTTTTAGAGCCGTAAAATGTTGCTTGGCAATTTCCTATGTCCGATTGTTTTAAAAACATTGCGTGAGCATTAAATGTCAAAAGTAAAAGTATTAGTATTTTCATTATGGTTGATCTCCTATGCAAAAAATATTCCATGCCGTATCATTGCTGGATGAATTTGTTTCTATGTTAAAAACTTCAAAGCTTGATGATGGGTCTATAAAGCCATTGCTTCCGGTACTTCTAAAAGAAAGTATAGAGGCGTTTTCAGATATTACAGCTTGGTTTCCATAACAGTTAATTAAGCCATTATAGTAATTGTCTTTTATTTCTACTGTATAAGTTCCAACTGCTGACCGTGAACCACTTTTAAAACAATCGTCAGGCGATTCAAATGAAGGTGTTGAGGTGTTGCTTGTTTGTGAAATACGACAAATCTTAACAGGGTCGCCACTGTTCGTTACAACTTGATTAACCAAGACTGGTTGAACGGTTGGAAGTTTAAAGTCATTGGTATTTTTGTGGCAATGTAAATTAAACCGACCGTTAAGGCTTTTTTCAATAGTAACCTTATCTTTTGTTGTTGTCGCACCGTACTCAATAGCAATGTTTTGATTGCCAGAGCTTTCACCCCTGTAGCTCGTAGCATTACAAATGGGCGGTTCTGTGAAAGTGTCACCTACAAATGTGCATTCTGTTCTAGAACTACCTAAAGCAGTACAATCTCCATTAATCCAATCAATTCCAGCTTCAGATTCAACAGGTTCGTCGCCAGAACCATCGCCATTAATTGTTGCGTAAAAATCATTTACGTTTTGAGCAACCCTTGGAATGTTTTTGTAAACTTGGCGTTCTACTATTTTTCTAAGTTGAACATAAGTCTCGTTTTTAGTGCTATTTCCATTTATTCTCGTTGAAACAGTATCCCCTCTTGCTATCAAATCCGAGGTTTGCGCTGTAAAAGTAAAATTTATAGCATGTTTTGCGTTCGCATTATCATCACCTATTACTGCTAAAAGATTTCCACCGCCTGAAATGGCATCTCTAAATGAAATATTTGCCGATGCAATGTCTGCTTGCCCAAAAACCTGATAACGCTGACCTATTTCTAAATTTGAAAAAGATAATTCTGATATATCTACATTTGAAGTAACATCAGCACTCAAAATCTTTTCTTCAACTTCGGCATCGACTATTGTGACAAGACCGATTGTTGAACCAAGGTGAGTAACATCAAAATCAATTGGCTGTGAAACTGTTCCGGTTTGTGTAATTCTTAAACGCAAAATTCCCTTTTCTGCTGTTGATGTCACAACGTCTTCAGTAGGACATCTAAAAAATGCCGACTCATAATTGGCAATTGAATGTGTTGGCGTTACAACGTCAGCAAGAATTTCATCATCATCATTTAAAACTTGAATTGAATTATTTGGCCCTGAACCCTTGTAAAAAACTCGCGCCTCACAAGCATTCCCATAAAGACCAGCATTAACAACAACCGTTGCCGATTCAACATAATTTGCTTGACCGCCAAAAGTAAAATTTAATGATTTTTTACCCTCAAGAGCATCGGCGTCAGTGATTTCAGATAAAACACCACCAGAATTTGTCCAACCTGTTAAACCTTGCTCCATGTTTGGATTTGTTAAAAGGTTTATACCGCCACCAGCGCCGCCGCCGCCTGAACCAATGTCAAGAAAATTTGTTCCGGCATCATTTGAAAATTGCCATGAACCCGCGCCGCGATTTACTTTTAAAATATTGTTACCGTCTTCAGACTTTATTTCAATGTCGCTTGAGCTTCCAGGCTTTCCCAAAATCAATTGGTCGTCGGTAATTTTTCTCGCCTGAACATTCAGCGGCAAAATAATAAGCGCAACCAGTAAAATTACGTTTTTCATTTTTTCCCCTCTTATATCGCTATTTTAGTTATTTCAGTCATTTTAAGAGTTCCAACATAAGAACCGCCAGTTAAATTACTTGAAGTAATTTGTACTTGGCCAGCACTGGTAATTGAAAACACGCAACCAGCATCATCAAAATTTGTGTTCAATGTTAAATCCCAACTATCATTAACAGAGTCATATCGAACATAAATTTCACCAACTTCAACAAAATTTTGCGTTGCCGTTTCTCTTGAAATATCAATAAAAACACGCGCCGATTTTGTAACAAGTTTATCAAAAACCAAATCAGTCACGTCAGTTGGCGTTGTTTGATTGTTTGGAATACTAAAATCAGCAATTGAAGAACCGGCCTCAACAAGATTGTTTAAAGCGTCTTGTAATTGCGTTAAATCAACGCCAGTTTGATCAAGTGTAATACCTTGAGATTCAATAAAAAGTGCAATTTCTTCTTGTAAACTATTCAACCAATCAGCATCAACAACCGTTGCTGGAACACCTGTTAATGGGTCGCCGTTGGTGAACTTATTGTCAACGGTTGAACCGTCGCTATCTGTTCTTTTCAATTTTTCCCCCTCTCTATTAAGCTTATTTTTCCCTTTTTAACTTGTAAAAACAAATAAAACCTTAGTATGTGCTGGTTTTAATTTTTCAAAAGTGCATTCCAACGCTTCATTTCCAAGCTCAAGTAACCTATCACCAGCGCGACCAGCGCCAGCAAGAAAAGGTGTTGATAAATCAGCGGGCGCCGTTACTTGAAACCAAAAAGTCCACTCTTCATTAGTCAGCGCGTCACCAGCGCGACTCCTACCCGCTTTGAATGGAAAAAAGTCATTAACAGACACATCGAAGCCCAAATTTTGTGCAACGAGTTCAAAATACGCGCGACTTGAACCGCCAGTATTCGTTAATTTAAAAACAATTTCTTGGCGTCTTTTTTCAATACCAGCACCAAGCTCTGAGCATTCATCAGGAAGCGCAAGCGCACTTTCCCAATCAGTAAGTAATTCGCTTGTTTTTCTTGGGTCGCGCTCAACCAGCATTTGATCAAGCCTTTCTTGAACGCGCGAAAATTCAACGGCAAGACCTTCAATAAGTTTTGAAAGATTTGTATTTTCAAGCGCCCATGCTTTTCCTCTTGGAAAAAATCGGCGCAATGAATTTGCAAATTGCTCAATTACACTAGTGGTTGCCATGTTATTGTTCCAAGTTCAATTAATTCGCCATCGGTTGTTGGTTCAACATTTGCTGGTGTCAAACTGTTTATTGTAACAATTTCATGATCGTCTTCACCATTTGCCCTTGAAATTGCTTCACGAATTCTTGATAAAAGCAAAACGCCGTCATGCGTTTCTGATGGTGATTTATAAGCGCCACGCGGGTTTGCATCTCTAAAAATTAAATCACGCAATTCATTTGTAGCGGCATCACGAACGGCTTGGGTGTTTGGTTTTATTTTTACCACCAAATCAACCGTTAATGGTGTTGGCGCAAATGCTGTGACCTTTGCCGTTACTGGCCTAAAGTCCCTGGCGTCTAATGTGTTTTGCATTTCTTGAACTTTTGCAATATCAGGAATGATATCGCTTTCATTATCTTCAACGAAAGTCACTCCAACGGTTCCAGTTCCTTCGCCCTCAAAATTAGGATAAACCCATGCGCGGGTAACACCGGCAACGCTTAATGCTTTTTGCTCATAGTCATTAACGTCACCGCCCGATGGTGGTCTTTGAATTCGCTGTAAAAGCCTTGCTCTAAAATCATCAATTGTTTCAGTGTTTTCACCTTCAACAGTCGTTGCGACAACTTCGGCTTGTGATTGAACACCGGCAATTGAAGCAACAATTGTTAAAAATTCACCATTGTCAACATTTCCAGATTCACCACCATTTTCGGCAACAACATCAGCAATGGCCTCAACGTCCACTTGGTCAACACCTTGTGTTGTAATTGTTATTGAAAAGCCTGTTGTGAAGTCCGTGGCATCCTCAACCGCGCCAACGTCATCATTTGTAACGGTCACAACATTTGTTGAAACCGTAACCGTTAAATCCGTTGCGGTGTCAAGAATTGCTTGTGTAGCACTTGCCACATCGTTTGCCGTGTCGTCTTCACCAATGTCAACTTGAACCGAAGTTTTTCCAGTTAAATTTGGGTCACTTCCATTGCCATCAACGCGGTAAAAAACAACGTATTCGATTTCTGGTGAATTAATGAAAAAATAAGTTCCGGCAAGTGATTGCGCAACATCGGCAACGGTTGTAATTTCTGTTACTTCAGAAACGCCAGTTACCGGCGCGGGAATTGTCGCCTCGGCTTGTTGGGTAAAAATTTCCCCTTGATCATTTTGCCATTCAGTGCCAGCGGGAATAATTGCGCCTTGATCACCTAAAATTTTAATTTGTAATTCTGCTTTTTGCGCTGGCGTTGGTTCAAGACCAAAAAGTTGACCCCAAATTAAAATGGTTTCATCATCGGCTTGCGCTGTTGGTAAAAGGTTTTTAGAAATAAAATCAAGATTTCCATGTAAGACATGGGATTGACCAGCAAGAGCGCGAGAAATTGCGCCTAAAAAAGTGCGTCTTAATATTGTATTTATCCCTAAAATAGAACGTATGTCACCGCGTATGCGGTCAATTATTTGTTGAAGTGTAGGCCGTTGTAATGGCATTTTTACCCTCTCTTGATTTTCTGGCCATCCCAAATGAAATCAAAACTTGTATTTTCGCCGCTTGGCTTTGTGATCTCAATTTCAAGCAAAAGTTGACCAATTTTAGGATAAGTCGCAACCACCGAAATGTCACTTGCAACACCATCTTGAATAAGCCAGTCAAGAGAGTTTTTTGCAAATCGTTGGTAGCGCGGCAAGTCACTGGTCAATTGTTTTCCAGAATCAAGTAACCACAATTTTGAACCGATTTGATCGCCGTCAAAATCAGGAAATAAATCACCCCACCAACCACGGCGTGATTTTTGTCCTTGTGGCAATTCATCAACTTCAACACGTTGATCGGTAAAAAGCGAAATAATAACAGCCGTTTCAAGTCCATCATCAGCTTTAAGATCGCCATTTTCAATTTTTAAATCAAAAATATTATTTTCGTAAAAAAGTCCTATGTCATTCATTTTTTACATACTCTCATTTGGCGCGTTTGTTGGCCCACCAGGATTATTATTTTCATTATGAGTGTGCGTGTTGTAAATGTCTCGAATCTCTTGCATTGAACCTGTTCCATCGCTTACATTTCCACTTGTTGCCAAATCGCCAGTATGACTAATGTTTCCAGTCATGTTCATCGTTGTTGGCGCACCACCAGCGCCAGCGACATTTAAAGAACCCGCAACATTTACAACCCCAGTTAAATTAATTATTGGCGCTGTAATATCAGCTTGTGTTGCCGCGTTTACTGTTGCATTTTCAGCTTCAACAATTGCTTCAGCGGTTTCAACTTTTACTTGCGAACCGCCAACAACTTCAATAATATTACCACGCTTAAAATGAATTTTGTCGCCTTCATCAGTATAAATTGCAACCTCACCTTTTGCTAAGTTTTTCAATCGAAATTGTCGGTTATCAATTGAAACACAAATTCCATGCTCACGATTTCCAAGGGGAAATAAAATCACGCCTTCGCTGTTGTCAGGCGCAACGCTTGTCATCCCATAGTTTTGAAACCTTTCAATATCATCAAGAATTTCACCAGCAAGAACTTGACCATTTATTTTTTGAATTCCTTGCGCGTCATTTGTAGCAAGTAAAACACAACGACCAATCAACATGGCAATTCTATTCGCCATTGGCTGTGTGTATCTTTTAATGATACGCATTAATTCGTTACTGTTCAGCATTTTCTTGTTTCCTTAAAAGCGCTTTTCTTTTTGCTTGCTCAATTTGCCATCCCAAATTAGAAACAGGGTCGGCGTCTTGTTCAATAGTTTTTTTAGGTTGAAAAGCGTCTGGTCTTGTCATTTCCATAGTGCAAATTGTTCCACTGTCACTTTTTGAAAAAGAAACCGATCTCACAAGTAAATCTTGTTTTTGTAGGCCAATAAAACCACTTGTTACTTTTACAACTTCATTTATACGCCATAAGCGCCCATCTTGTTGAAAAAATTCTTGAACGCTTACATTTACTTTAAAAGAATTTGCCGCCCTTAGCGTGTTTTCCCAATTAGCGCGCTGTTGTGCTTTTGCCTGGTCAACATTTGTTTCTGAAATAATAACAGTCGGGCGAAAACGAGTGATTCCCTTATCATTTGCCGTGGCACTTGGTGAGCTTACATTGGCGCCATTAAAAGTGTCAGTTCCAGGCGCTTGCCCCACAACTTTATATTCTGAAAACCGATCTTTATTGTCATAGCTTGCTGAAATTGAAAGGCAATTTACACCTTGAACGATTTCAGTTGACGCACGAAATCGCCCTTTTCTTGTAATTCTAAGTTGACCAAAATCATTTGCAATTAAAAAAACTCCGCGTTGTTTTGCGGCGCGATCAAGAGTTTCAAAAGCGGTTTCACCTGGCTTTATTCGCCACACTGGAAAAAATTCTTTTGTTGTCGTGTTGTCCAAAACATCTTGAACCTCAATTCCAAAAGGGGCGCAAATTTCTTGGCACAATTGAGTGAGTGAAAGGCTTTTAAGTTCGCCTTGTTGTTTTGGAACGCAATCAACAAGATCGCCTGTTAAATCACGGCCAGAAATTGAAAGGTCACGACCGTCGGCGCTTGCCGTTGCTGAAAGGGTGTCAACATAACCAACAAAAATTTTATCCTGGCCAATAAACATTTGAATATCGTCACCTGGCTTTATTGGCCATCGCGAACCGTCTTCGCGAAATCTATCATGCAAGGAAATTGAAAAATTCCCTGAAAGTGAATCTAATCGGCGGGTGATTGAAAAAGACTTCCAACCATCATATTGAACTTTATTGATAAAGACTTTTGCAATGTCGGGATTTACTGAACCTTGTGGTTTTGATTTTTTGCGGTTATTTCCAAAAGATTGTTTTGTGATTGTGTCAATTGGATTTTCAGGCATTCAAAACCTCAAGTTCGGTTCCCCCTACAATAAAGCCAGGGTGACGAATTGAATTTCTATCAATAATTTCTTGCTCTCTTTCAATATCTTCAAATAAATCATAAGCAAGAATAATTGAATTTGTAGTGTTTTGAGGAACAAACGTAATAACATTTGAAAGTTCATCGTCAACACTTGGGACAGCGGCAACCAATGCGGCGGCAAGATCATTCATATTTTGGAAAAAATTAATGTCTTCGGCCGTGTCGGCTTGTCTGTTAATTAATTCTTTTAAATTTTGTTGTTCAGTAATTGCTGCTTCGGTTGAAAAAAAGTTTCTATCAATCGTTTCTTCGGTCGCCAAAATTACGGCCATATTTTTTATGTAATTATTAAAGTTTTGCTTATTAAGTCTTTCGCGTTCTCTTGATTCAGTTTCAAAAGGCGCCAATTCCTCTTGGTCATCACCAAAGTTAAAAAGCGTTGAAAACGACGCACTTGCATCATCGGCATTTGTGGCGACCGCTGAAAGGTCTTGAATTGCACTTAAAAGATTTTCAGCAAGCAAGCTTGGTTGTTGAACTAATTCAAGCGCGTCAGCTTTTAAGTTTCTTATTTTAAAAGTTAAATCGGTAATTGTTTGCGTCGCTTCAGGAATAGCGCTTGTCGCAGCGTCAAAAGCATCAGCGGCTTGTTCAACCAATGCCGTCGCTGAATCAACAACAAAACCAGGTTGCCCAAGAACAGAAAAGCCATTTTCAAAATTTTCTTGAGCGCTTACAAGTGACTGTTCAGCAAAATCCAAAAGCGTTTGCGCTCTATCCTCTTCAATTGAAGGATAAATATTTGAACCGGCTTCAGTAAAACTAATTGTAAAACGAACGATTCGACCCTCTTGGGTGTCTTCAGTAAATGAATAACCGTCAACATTAACATCAATCTGGCCCAAATAAGGGTGAATAAGTTCACCAGCACCACGCTGTTCAAGCGCTGAAATCATTCGATCGCGTTGCTGAAAATAGTCATCGCCAATTAAATGAATGGAGAGTGAAAAAGATCGCGCTTTTCGTCCTAAGTCTTCACTAAAAGGCGTATCACGGTCAACAAATTCATGAACCTGAGTTCTTCGACCACCAGTTGATGAATGATTTTCAATAAAAAATGGAACACCTCTATAAGACCCTGGTAATAAATTATCTTTCCATGACATAATTAAATTCCTTGCATTCCGGCAAAAGTCGCACTGAAATCATCAACGCCCGAAGTTCTTACTTGTGCGCCTTGAGGTAAATTTGAAAAATCAACGGCAACATTGGCGTTATTTGTTTGCGTAATATTACCCGCCGCCGCGCCAGCATTTACCGCGCCAGTGTTTACATTTCCAGTCGGTGCCGCTGGCGAATCATCGCCAACGCCAGGAATAAAATCAAAAAATGTTGAAATCGCCGAACCAATACCACCAGCGGAAAATGATTTTTTTAATTCATCCCGCTTGTAAATAAGTCTTGCAATAGCAGCAACAAGGGCGCCAATAGCAAGAACAGGCGCCGAAATAACACCAGCAATTGCCGCAAAAACAGCTTTTACCGCGACCATCGCCGGCGCCAAAACAAGCATTGCGCTTTTTACCGCCAAAATTCCTTGCGCCATAAAACCAAAAGCGGCAAGCGCTGGCCCTAGAGCGGCCGCAAGTCCAGCGGCGGCAATTATTATTGTCTGAAATTCTGGTGAAAGACCTGAAAATTTATCAAGTAAGTCGCCCACTAATCCTAAAAGTTTTGCAAAAATTGGCGCAACCTTATCACCAATCACGCGCATTGTTTTACCAAGTCTGTTTTGAAACATTTGAATTGTGGCATTTAATGTTTTTGTTTGTTGATCAAATTCTTTGTTTAATGCCGTATTTTCATCAAAAGCTTTTCCGGCCATACCCATGGATTTTGTTAAAACATCAGCGCTTTTCGCCATCGTTGGAATGATTGCGTTTACTCGTTCGCCAGTAAGGCCGAATTCACTTAAAATCGTCGTGGTTTTCACGCCATTATCTGAAAGTTCACCAAGATTTGAAATGAAGTCTTGAAATACAGCGCCCGCGTCCTCTTCAAAAGCTTTTTTAAGTTCCTCTTGAGTTTTACCAGTCACATGCTGTAAAACCGCCATGCTTTTACCGCCGTTATCAATAGCATCACTTATTTTCATAAATGTTTTACCAATAACAGTCCCACCGGCTTCAGCTTGAATCCCAAGTGATTTCATCGCTGCCGAAATTCCTAATGTGGTTTTACTTCCAAGTTCAAACTGAGCGGTTGCCTGGCCAACCCTAGTCGCCATAGTTAAAATTTCCGATTCACTTGCCGCGGAATTATTTCCAAGCTCAACAAGTGTTGCCGCAAATTTATCAACCTTACCAATACCATCGCCGGTAACAGTTAAAAGTCTTGCAATTGCTTTTGCGCCCTCTTCACCAGCAACATCAGACGCTTTTTCTAATTTTGCAAAAGTTTCAGTAAAAACCTCGATATTATCAGCGCCTTTTACACCAAGTTGACCAGCGGCGCCCGCAATTTCCAAAAGGTTTTCAGTCGCAACCGGAATACGTCCGGCCATACCATCAATAATTTTTGAGGTTTCATCAAATTCAAGGCCAGTCGTTTTTACAACATCAGTCACACCCTGTTCAAATTTTGCAAATTCACGAATTGCAAAACCGCCAACAGCGGCAATGGGCAATGTCAACTTGGTTGACAAATCTTTCCCAAGACTTATTGCACTTTTACCAATTTTATCAAGTGATTCTCTTGAAGCGCGTGATTGTCTTTCAAGTTTTTTAAAAGCCGCCGTACTGTCACGAACGACCCGATTCATTTTAGGGAATTTTTTAGTGACGCCTTGAAGTGTTGATGAAAGTTTATCAACGGCCTTTAGATTGAATACTATGTCTTTTGCCATCCTCAACAACCTCGTTTGCTGAATCGACCCACCACAAAAGTTCGTCGGCCGTCATTTTCAACATTTCGTTTCGAGTGAAGCCGAAAAACTTGGCAACCGACCCGACGACTAATTTTATTCGCCTTGGGAACCGCCGATAAAGTTTCCCACCAATTCAATGATTTTCATGCTATCACTTGGGTGAAGTGATTTAATTAAAATCTCACCACCTTCATGCTCACAAATTCGACCAGCGATTTCAATGAATTGTCTGGTTTTCATTTTACCAGCTTCAAACTCAAGTTCCAAAATGTCTTCAGTGCGCATTGCGCGAAATTCAATTTCAGAAACTTGTTCCTCACCCCATTTAACAGGGTAATGTAATTTAATTACTTTTTTTTCTTTTTCCCAACCCAACATTTGTGGCTTCCTTTTGTTGTGTGGTTATCTAATTTCTTCGCCTGAAAGTCCTTCAAATCTTGCTTCAATTTCGCCCTCTTCACTTCCAACGGCACCTTCACTCGCATAAACGGCATTTCTTAAAACGATAACTTTTCCATTTGCAAGTTCAAGTGTCACTGTTACGTCAGCGGCTTCTTGAAGCGATAAAAGATCAAGGTTTCCACGGTCAGTAATTGCACCCTCAATAAAGGGAACTTGTGGCATGGCCTTGTAACCATGAACTTGATCTGAACCAACAACCATTTCTTTCATTTCAGGGTTGATTCTATAACTGAACGCGCCTTTTGCGAAAAATTGCGTTCCGTCGATTTTCAGTCTTATAATTCCACCAATTCTTTCAGCGGCCATTTATTCCCCCTTAGAGTAAAAATTGAATTTGCGTTGCGGTAACTCTTAACTGATTTACCAAATCAGGCGGTAGTAAGAAGTCAAGACGGTTCGGGTCTGTTGAATTTCTTTCAACAATCAGATCATTTTTAAATTGCTCACCACCTTCAACAAGTCCTAGCTCTTCCCATCCACGGAAAATTGAAACTGCTTCAGCCTTTGCCGCAAGTGGTGTCAAGATCGGTTGACCAGGGGCAATTCTTGCCCCATCACTTGCCAATTTATGACGTGGAAATTTTCTTAAAAATGTATTTCTAAAATCAAATCTTAAATAACTTAAAGTTAAAAGCGTATTAAGATCAAGATAACTTGTGTCAGGCGCTCCAAAAGCATTTGTTTTGTAAGTTGTAATTAGTCTTTCAATTCTTACAATCCCACCATCATCAACAAAGCTTGTAGCAATACCATTTGATAAAAGTTGATTTCTTTCACTGTTTGTAAAACGCTCACTTGATTTTGGCGCAAGAATTTCTGGAATCTCAAGAGTTTGAAAAGGTCTTGCTGGGTCAATTTGACCATTTAAAGCAACAACACCACAAACCGAAGCGGCTTTTTCCCATGGTGACATAGGCCCATTTGCTTCAAGAACTATTGTAAATTGAGAGTTTCTGGCATTTCCAAGTCCAGTAAGATCAGAAAAAGTCCCTCTTTTACCAGTAATTGCATAACCATCATTTTGTCTTAAAGGCCCAAAACGATCATTAAGCTCACCTTCAAGTTCAGTCAAGTTTGATGCGTCAGTATAAGGGTTTGCAATAATGTTGTATTGAGTTTCATCAAGAACAGCAATTGCACTTGCAATATCAGGATTTGCAACACCGCCAGTCATGTCAGTGATTGTTACACCAACACCAGCGGGCAATTCCTCGCCATCAAAATAATTTACTCTAATATCAATTTCATTTCCGGCTTCACCGCCGTTTTTTGCTGTTAAATCAACCTCGTTTGCATTAACGCCATTTACCGCCGCCGTTACTGGTAAATCACTTTCAGCGGCAAGGTCAGCTTGAACAGCACTTGCAATATCGTCAGCGCTGTCACCACTTGCAACCGCAACACGAACGCGACGACCGCCAATCATAACAGAAACAACACCGGCTTCAGTCGCGGGGCCAGTAAAAGCAAGTTTTCCTTCAGCGGCAACCGCTGAACCATCATCATCAAGAGGTAATGCAAAAACTTGATTAACTTTATTTGCATCAAGAAATTTTTCAAGCATGTGAGCAAGCATTGAACCCGCACCAAAATATTGTTTTGCTTGATCAACTTGCGTAATTTGTTGAAGCTCTAAAGCTGGCTTTGTTCCAGCGGCAAGCTTTTGACCCAAAACAAGAACTTTATACTCTTGTAACGATGGGCCTTGAACCGCGCGTGAATTGTCGAATTCAACATAAACAAACGGCACCCTTTGATTGTTTGGTATTTGATTAAAAGAAACCATTATTCATCCCCTCTCTTTTTGGTTATTTTTTTAGAAACCTTTTTTACCTCTTTTTTCACTTCAACCACTTCGCCAGCGTTCATTCGTCGTCGCCAATATTTGTCAATGACGATTTCTTCACCCTCTTCATGCAAAAATTTTCCATTTTGTGGTTTAATAATTTTTGCGCCAGCTTTTGCGGGTTTTAGTCTTAATTTCATGTTATATCCCCCTCTCGTTGCGGTCAATTGTCAAATTCAATTATGTCTTCAGCTTCAATATTCCCATCAGGTTCACCCTCTGGTGAAATATCCCACTTAGCGCCAAGTGAATTAAAATCGTCAACTTCAACTTGATCGCGCGGGTACAATTCGCGGTATTTTACAAGATATGCCATGCGACAAGAGCCAATAGGCGATTCATTTTCATCACCTTCATATTGAAAATCAACGCTATTTAAAATTATATCATCGACAGTGCAATTTAATGTGTCGTCTTGCGCAAGAATTTGCTCAATTTCATCAGCAAGTGTGTCAATGCGAACGGTCATATCAACATCATCATTACCATCAGCAATCGCCTCAACAGAAATAAAAAGGTTTCTTCTTAATTCACGCGGCGCTTGTGATAACTCTTCAAAATTTTCTGAAACATTATAAACCAAAATTAATGGCATTTGTGTCATTGATGGTTTTGGCGTGTAGGAATAAGCGACATTATCGCCGGCAATTGTGCGGCCCTTTAAAAGTTTTACAATTGCATCAGCAATTAAAGTCCTTTTATGCGTCATCTTAAAAGACCCTCTTGCCCATCGGTTTTACTTCGGCGTGTTTTAAGTCTTAAAAATAAACTCACGCCGCCCTGGCCATCCTCGCGCGTGTCTTGAATTAAATATTCTTTTTGATCACGAATAATTAAAATAGTGTCGCCTGTTGTTGGCGCTCTACTTAAATCAGATAAACGAATACCAACAATAGGTTGATTTGATGAAATCACCCTCTCGGTGTCAGGGTCAACCTGTTCCCATTCGTTATCAAAAACAGCATTTATCTTTTTTGACCCACCATCCTTGTAACGAAATTCAATTTCTTCACCAAGAATTCTTGTAGCATGACCTAAAAGTCTTTTAACTAAATTATTTTTAAAATTTGCCATTTTATCAAAAAAAAGGCGGGCAATTAAGGCCCGCCCTTTCACACCAAGGAAATGAAAAAACAATCAAAAATTATCTTCCCAATTTTACTTTTACTAAACTTACACTTGTTCCGGCATCCTCATAAGCATAACCAGCTTTTGTGTTTGTGCTTTCAGTAAGCGTAAGACGGCTGTTACCAGCGTCAAAATAAAGAATGTCACCTTGAGAAACGTCATCAGTTCCTAATTTTGGAACTTCAAAAACACCCTCAATATATGCAATCCCTTGCTCACCATTGGCAACGTCAGCGATTGCAACGCCAACAAAAGCACCAGATTCAACAAGATCACCTGAAGACACCGCCGCGCTGGCTGTGAATTCAATTTCATGTCCCATTTTTACAAAATTTTTCATGTTATTTACCCCTTATTAATTAAGCTGAAACACCGTCAGATTTTAACATTCCGCGCCAGTCAATTGCTTTGACGCCAACCCAATGCTTAATTTTAACTTTAAGACCATCAACCTCAAATCCCTCTTCTTGAGAAACCATAGGGCCATTTGCGCCTCTTAGCATTGCCATTTCAATCATGTCAATTTGTCCAAGACTTCCAAATAAATACCACTCTTGAGCGCTGACATCACCAAGTCTTGGTTCAACAATAAGACTTAATGGCGTTCTACCTGTAGGGCCAAAAGGATTAAAATTTGAAGACGAATCAGGTTGAACACTTGCTAAAAGTTTTTCACCTGTAACCTCAAGGTCTTCAGGAACAGCAAGGTAAATAGGACTTAAATTTAATTTCATACCATCAAGGCCAACTTGTTTTCTAAAAAGACCGCGACCAGTTCCAAGTGATGTCTCACTAAGATCACCACCAGCTGCAGAAATCAAGTTTCCGTGAGCGGCACTGAATAGCGCATTACCATCGGCCATATTTGCGTTGGCGGTAATAACACCCCAAGCAAGATCACTTTCAAGATCACGCGCACGTTGTCCAAAAATTGCTGGAATTCTTGTAAAAGCACCAAGATCATCATTAATAAGAGTTTCTTCAGTTACTTGAACAATTTTTCCATATTTTTGAATTGAATATTTTTCAGCCGCTTCAGAAACGGTGTCTCTCTCATATTCCTGACCTTCTTTAACTTCTTTTAAAAGCCCACCTTCGCCAAGTTGAGTTCTTGAAATTTCTTTAAGATCATCAACTTCAGTCATTCTGGTAAAAGGCATAAAAGTCTGAGGAGCCGCATCATAACCAGCGCGAAGAGATTTTCTAAGTGAATTCGCAAGAATTTCTTTAAAATCACTTGTTGAATGAAAAGCTCTTTCGGCCATTTGCCATTTTGCAAGGTTTTTAGTTTCAACACCACGAACATCAAGAATTTCTCTTGCCATTTCAAGTAGTGTCATGTTGTGAAAACGACGACCGTTTTCATCTAATTCAGCGTGTTTTGCTCTGAAAAGAATTGCGTTTTCAATACCCGCTTTTTTCTTTTCAAGATCAGTTTTCCCAACCTCAATGTTTGTGTTCATGTTTGATGTCCCCTTGCTTTTATCCTCTTTTGAGAGTTTTTCAACGATGAATTTTCTTACATCATCAACTTTGTTTTCATTTTCAATAAAAGTTTCAATCTGTTTTTGATCAATGTCAAATTTTTTACATAATTCTGTGATTTCAGAAATTCTTTTTCTTTCAGCTTTTACAAAAACATCAACATCAACAGTTTCGGTTTCGGCTTCAGGTTCAGTTTTAACTTCAATTTCAACTTCAGTTTCAGCTTCGGCTTCAGCCTTTACTTCCATTTCGATTTCTTTTTCTTTTTCTTTTTCATTTTCCATGTTTTGTTCCCCTCTAATAATACAATCGTATTTTTCAAAATCTTTTTGTTCCCTTACTTGTGCATCCTTATCGGCCGGAACAGTCACCATGGAAATTTCCATAGGCTCCCAATCCGTTGCTCTTAAAGTCATCATTTCATCGTCTTCGCGAGTAACATCACTGAATTCGTGAACAACATAACCAACAGAAACATTTCTATAAATGCCATCACGAATGTCATCAACAATTTCTTTAATTGACTCACGTTTTGAAAAGCGCATAACAGCATAGCCCTTATCGCCATCAAGCCAAGCGCGCTCAATAACGCCAATTTGATCGGAAAGGTCAAAACGATTATGCGAATTCAAAACAGGGGCGGCACCGCTTGTAAGACGACCCATGCGAACCTCTTCAGGTTTCATTCCAAGGACTTCATTAAATCTTTCGCCAAAAAGAAATTGGCGAACAACAGGCGCTTCAGTGGTAAAAACCACCTCAATAGTTCGCGACTCTTCATTGAAAGTTTCAGGCATGAACCGCGCCGAAATATTTTGTTTTGGCAATTGTTCTTTTTTCAAAAAAATTCCCCTCTCAATTGATCTTAATGCGTTTTGTGTTATTGATCAATTGTGTTTTCATCATTTTGTTGCTGAACACCAGTACGTGTTACTTGACGCGCATCTGAATCAAAAACAAAATTATTACTATCAATTGTTTGGTTATCACTGGCAAATTGCGCAAAATGTTCATCAGGGTCTTTGCCTTGCTCAAGTAATGCCTCGGTAAGTGTTGTAAGACCACCGCGAATTGCTTTAATTTTTGCTTCAGTTTCCTTTGTTGGGTCAATCATTTCGCGCGATGGCGCAATATAAGAAACTTGAACATCACGGAAATTTTCACCCATAAGATCAAGTGCTTCAAAAAACCATTTTACTGATGTTTCCAAAACCTGAGAAATCATAATATTTTGTTGCCAGTTCTTAATATTACGACTCATTTCAATCCAGCCCATGCGCGCACTTGAAAAATTTACTTCACTTAAATCACCAGTAAGTGATTCATAAGTGATTCCCATTCCAGTCGCGACCTTGTGCAACATTGTCGTAATATATTCTTTGTAGTTTTCAACCGTGGGCGGGTTTGCAAGCTCAATTGTTTTTCCCGCTGAAAGTTTTTCAATCATTCCAGGTTCAAAATGTTCAATGTCGTCCATTTCTGTTTGCGTTAAACCTGTTCCGGTTTCTTGATCAATAATGAACGCCGTAAAACATGCGGCAATTTTTTGACGAATTAACTGAGTGTCCTCATAGTCTTCAAGGTCTTTTATGTTCAACATAACAGGCGCCGCCCATGGAACACCACGGATTTGCCCTGGTCTATCAGCACGAAAAGCGTGAATTATTTCACTTGATGGAATTGTGAAACTTTCAAATGACGGCCCATCAAGATCAAGAAATGCTGAACCAGGGTGTTGTTTATAAATTTCATAAGCAACGCGCCTACCATCATCATCAAATTCAATTCCTTGCAAAATTTTACGGCCATTTCTTTTAATGTAACCAGTTGAAAGCGAATCGTTTAAAAAATCAGATTCCAAAATTTGTAATTGAATTGGAAATGGGTTTTGATCTGTTGGCGAAACTCGCCTTTTTCTAATTAAAACCTCACCACTTTCACAAACGGCGTCCATAACCATGTTTTGAATTGCTCCAAGATTCATGCGCCCTTCAAAATCAAGATTATTAGTCATTGCCCATTGGTTCCATAGCTGGCGCAATCTCTGGGTTTGTCTTTCAGTTCGCCCAGTTAATTGAACACGAATTCCCTTACCAACAACATTTGCGGTAATAACTTGAATTGCCCTTGAAATGTAAGCTGAATTTCTTCTTAAATCTCTTGAGCGATTTCTTAATGTATAAAGATTTTGCTCTGTTTCAGCGCTTGCCGAACTATTTGTTGTGTTCCAACCCTTGCCACGGCGCCCTTTTGTAGCGCCGTCATATTTTCTTGAAACATTTTCCAAAAAATAAGTTTGATATCTTGCTTGTAGTCGCCGCGCTTTTGCTTGAGGCGAAAAAAAGCCAATTGTATTATCAAGCCATGATGGCGTGATTTTTATTTCTTTTTTAGACATTAACAAGTTCCCTTGTCAAAATTTGCAAAACAACGCGACGTTTTATTTATAAGCCCAAGTTCGGTTTTTAGTTTATCAATGATTCTTTTCATTTCATCAAATGAACGATAACGGACTCTTTTATCGGAATACGCCACTTCAAGAACGCCTTCATAAAGTGATCTTTCAAGCGCATCAAGCATTTCTTGTTTTTCTTCATTACTTATTGCCATTTATTTTCACCAAAAATCTGATTTTTTGCGAGGTTTTCGCGCTTTTTTTACAGTTTTAGTTTCATTTTTACCCACTTCAATAGGTTGTGCAACCTGTTTTTCAACTTCACGCCAATCGCCATCGGAAAACCTATCAATACCAATCATGCTTGCCGCAGCGCGATTGTAAACCATCAAGTCAAGAGGTTCATTTCTTTCGCGAATTTTTATCCATTCATATTTGCGATAACCCTTTATGAATTTAATTTGAATCTCTTCAGCGGTAAGACCTTTAAAAAAGTCCTCGCCGTATTGTGGAAAGTGACAATAACCAACAGGAAAAGATTCGTTACCAGTGGGTTTTAATTGTTTAAGCCAGCCATAAATTTCAGATTTAATATGTGATGAACCAACAGTCCATAATTTTAATGCACGACGCATTTTAGTTCCAGAATAACTTAAATCAACATCTTTTGGTTGCGAATAAATAAGTCTTAAAGTGTCCGAACCTTTTATGGCCCTCACTCGGTTTGGTGGGAATTGGCGAACAAAATTATAAACTGTTTGCGTGTTGTAACCAGAATCAATCAGCATTAATTGAATTCCCATTTGCACCTGGCCCTTTTTCCAGACATTAGATAAAAGCCCACTTACTTGTTGCCAACACCAATCTTGCGTATTTGAGGTGTCGCCAACAAAAGTACGGTAGTCAATTGACCAAGAATTTTTATCCTCGCCCCAACCTTTTATTTCAACTTCAAGTCGATCTCTTTGAACATCAACCGCCGCCGTCAAAAATTTGACACCATCAGGAATTGTATTGATTTCATACTGCTCACGGTTTTCATAAAGTCGTCGCCATTCAGGCGCTTCGCCCTTGTCTTTCCATGTTTCACCAAGAATTGTGTTTACAAAAGTTTTTAATTTTGATCTGTCTTTTCTTTTGTTGGCGTCAATCCATTCTTCAGCAATTTCTTGCCAAGAAAGCCAGCCCATGGGTGAATAAAGTGAATTTAAATGATAACCAGCAATTTTTGATTCGGCCTCTGCTATCCATTTTCCACGCGCCAACATAAATGACTTGTTATGTTCTTTTATTTCTTCACCGCAATGAGCGCAAAAATAAGCGGCGGTTTCTGGTTTGTCCTTATCCCATTTTAAATTAGTAAATTCTAATTTTTGATATTCATTACAATGTGGACAAGGAACGTGATAATAGCGCTTATCACTTATTTCAAATTGTCTGGCAATTCTTGAAGTTGATTCATCAACCGGTGTTGAAACCAAAAAAAATTTTTTCCTTGAAAAAGTGTTCGCACGTTTTTTTGCAAGGTTTACAGGGTCACCCTCACCGCCCGAGTCACCTGGAAAAGCGTCAACCTCATCAAAAAAAACTCTCCTAATGGGAAGTGATCTTAAATTTGTTGGAGAGTTTGCACCAACGATGGCCAGATAACCACCAATAAATTGTTTTAGGTTTATGGTGTTCCCTGAGTCGCGCGACTTTTTTTGCATTACTTTTTTTCTTAAAGATGGCGTTTCCTCAAGTAATGGGTCAATTCTTATTTTTGAATTCTTTTTTACAATCCCATCTGTTGGCAAAACCATCATTGTCGGTGCTGGTGAATGATCTATGATGTAGCCAAGCCAGTTATTGCCGCATTCAGTATTGTGAGTAGCAATAAAAGAATTTGAACATAAATAAAGATGACTTTCAGAATCAACAGAAATGCATTGCGTTGGAATTGAATTGATCTTTTCAACATTTACAATGCGTCTTTTTTTAGTTTCTGAAATTCTACCCTCTTGTTTTTGTTTTTCGTATTTTCTTTTTAAATTAAAAACCCTAATCCCAAAAACTGTAAACGAAATACGCCACTTAGTTTTTGGTTCACTTTTTCTTTCAAATTTTTCACGATCTTTAAAATGCCCGCTATTTGAAATGGCCTCATAAACTGACGCTTTAATTCCAAGCGACATTAAAAGCTCATAAACACCTTTAAAAAGAGGTTCATCAACCGTTGAAAATTCACAACGGTTATTACTTATTGAACCGTCAGAATCCATAAGACCGCGCAAAAGCTCAAGCCTTTGCTTATAGCTTGCGCGTAAATATTCTTGAGGAATTGATTTTTGTTTTAAGTTACCGCTTAACCTTAATTCTGTGCAAAAACCATCAAAAAGACATTCGACACAATTTTGAGAATCATCACGAACACGAACTTTTCTATTTATTTTTTCTAATATTTCAGCAGAGTCATCTTTATTTAAATAACAAATGCCAGTGTGTCGATTGCCATCACCAAGCCAAATACCAAAATGATAAGGGTCAATAGGCAGTTTTTTCTTTTTTGTTTTTATTGGTTTTGAAGCTTCAATTGCATATCTGTTTCTGGTTTTTTTGCGTAATACTTTAAATGTTTTGGCAATTTCTGAGGTTTTTAATGTAACAAGTTTTCTGTGTTCATATTTTTTTTCATCCCAAACAGTCCAGCGATGGTCAGCATCACATTTTATTTTTGTCCCATCATTAAATGTAATTTCAAAGCAATCATGATTTTCAAATATTTCTGATTTAAAAGTGACGTTGCAAATATTTCCGTTTTCATCAAAAATCTTGTCGCCAATTTTAATTTTACCCATAGTTGACCAACCATCAACCGTTGGAATTTTTTCATCAAGCGCCAATGCAAAACCAAGCTGCGCACCTTTCATAACAACAACCTCTTGTGTTTCGTCATGATCGGAAAGCTTGTCCATGATTTCTTTTAAATATGGCGTTCGACTTGTTCGCCATTTACCAGGTTCAGCACTTGATTTTGTTGTTAAAACCCTGTTTTGATCTGACCATTCAGAAACGGTAAGGCGTTTTTGTGGTTTTATTCCCAACAGTAATGGTGTTAAAAATGATTGCTTAATATCGGCAAGGCTATTCGTCATCGTCCACTTTGTCGTTGTTTCTTTTTCTTTTCAAAATCTCTTCAGTGAGCTTTTTTAATTTTTCTGGAACATTATGAATTTCTTCAAGCGCCTTAGTAAGCTCCTCTTCAAGTCGAATAGAAATTTTTTTAGGGTCAAGTTCAGCGGCGAATTCATGGGAAAGCCTGTCTGGTAATGCCAAAAGATTTTCTCTTGTTATTTTTCCAGTCTCAAAAGCAATTCTTTTGACCTTGTTGGCCTCAACTAATTCGCCAGCTTTAAATTTATATTCAATCTCTGCTTTTTTTGATGCCCACTTTTCTTTGTCGCGTCGCCAATCCGCGTATGCCTTTGTTCCTTCGGTTGGTTTTTTACCAGGGTCTTCGCCAGCGTGTGCTTTTACCGCCTGTTCAAGCTGAAAACCTTTTGCCGGTTCCCACTCGGGGTTGACGTGTTCACGCCAAGCCTTTATAGCGTCTTTAACATTAATTGAAATTTGATCATGGGCATTTCTATGATGGGGAATAGTTCCAGCTCGCAAGTGTTTTCTAACGGTTGTTACGGCAACGCCGAGATATCTTGCAAGTTCGGCTTGATTCATTATCTTTTGCATTGATTAAAATCCGTACATTTTCAGTTGTCCCCATGTGTCAAAAATCTGACGGTGACTAACGCGCCGCCGCGCGCTTCGCTACC